AGAAAACCCTTGGCAGAGATGGATATGGCTATCAGGAATGATAGACGCTTGGAGAATTTTCCCAAGAATGTTCCTCACTGTGTACATTGTATTACTTTATAAGTGTACAATATGGTTTATGGAACTTCCAGCACCAACATTTGAGCAGTCTGGTTTAATCAGTATTGTGGTCGGAGCGGGTGCGGCATGGTTCGGCTTGTATGCTGGAACGGCAAAAGATAAGATAAACTCTAAGTAACGAAAAAATAGTTCTTGACAATTGCTCATATATTTAGTATAATATACTTATGAAAAAATTCAAAGAACTTAAAAAAATAGTAAAATACTGTACTCATTGTGGTGGTCGCAAGAACACTCGTGAGTGCAGTGGTTACAAGTGTTGGATTAAATGAATTTATTTTATTTAGATGAAGACATGGATAAGTCTGCCGAGTATCATGTTGACAAGCATATTGTCAAGATGCCGCTCGAGGCAGCACAAATATTATGCACTACTATATGGATAGACGATTTATTGGGGTTCGTTCCTCGAGCTCTTAACGCAGAGGAAAGAGAAGTGATGAACAAGGCAAAAGCCGAGATTAAGCATTTACCTCTTGAGGAACGACCCTACCCCTACCTACCGATGATGTACAATCATCCTTGCACTATCTGGGCAAGAGAGTCTTTGGAAAACCATGAGTGGGTTCATTGTTATGCTAACGCATTGAATGATGAGTACCACTACCGATATGGAAAACTACACAAATCAATCGAGCAAGTAGTAAACAAACTACCTGATCCGAAGAATTTACCTAAAGCAGGTTTTACAACCTTTGGCTTAGCTATGCCTGATGATTTGAAAGACTATGATAACCCTATACAGAGTTATCGTGATTATTACCACTTAGACAAAGCAACGTTTGCAAGTTGGAAGTACCGTGATAAACCTCACTGGTGGAATGAAGACTATGCAGATTATGAGAAAAGGATTACAAGATGATTATAATTTATGGAAAAGAGAGTTGCCCTTACTGTGATATGGCCAAAGATTTAGCTACACGAAAAGGACACAAAGTAGAATACAAGCAATTAGGAGTAGACTATGAGTTCAGTGAACTTAAAGAAAAATTTCCAAAAGCAAGGACTTTTCCGCAGATTATATTAGATGGAATCAGTATAGGTGGGTATACAGACTTGGAGAATTTAATTGACTAAATATAAATTCAATGAGGATGAGGTATTACAAATACTTCGCAACCATATATTAGGAACTTACGACGCTCACTATAGTATGAATAAAATTCAGTCAACTGAGTTTATATTTGATGCTGGACATGGCGAAGGGTTCTGTATTGGTAACATAATAAAATATGCACAGAGATACGGCAAAAAAGAAGGTCGCAACAAAGAAGATTTGTTGAAGATACTTCATTATGCCGTAATCTTGCTAGGACATGAGATGCCATCCACTAATTACACGGAGATACACAATAATGGCAATAAAGACTAGAAAGCATGAGAATTTAACAGAAACAAACATACAACATGTTATGGAGTTATTGAACGGAGATAGTCCAATAACAAAGAAAGAAGCATGTAGTATATTAAATATAAGTTATAATACTACGAGACTCAATAAAATAATCGAGGATCACTTAGAGACAGTAGCTTATAGAGAAAGACGCAAAGCCCAAAACAAAGGCAAAGGCGCAACAGAGATGGAAATTAAACAAGTAGTAAACTTCTACTTGGATGGAGCAAATGTATCAGATATAGCTAAAAGTTTATATCGTTCACCTGCGTTCATCAAATCAATAGTAGAAAGACTAGGTATACCTCAAAAGTTACCTCAAACTGACTACGAAGGAAGAAGAAATGCTCTGTTACCAGAACAATGTGTAGCAGAAAGTTTTGAAGTTGGAGAAAAAGTATGGGCAGTGAGACAAAACTACCCTGCTTTAGTGGAAAAGTACTTAGGAAATAAGAATGGAATAGACTCATACTTAGTGCATACAATTGAGTGTTCACAAGAAGATTTAAAACATACTTATTTTCCACACCTATCTTTTGCAGGAAAACAATATTGTTTAGCTTCATATGAGATAGGAAGTCTAAGACATTTACAGAAATATCTGTAAACACTAGGAGAAAAAAATGGAGATATGGCAGATTATTGCTGCAGTATACTTATCGGGTACGCTTGCTGCAATGTATTCTATCTGGTGGCCTTCTTATAAATTAATAAGAGCAATAGCACCATATAATATAGTAGTACAAAAACCATTACTATCAAGTACAATAGTATTTTCTATATTTTTGCTTTTCTTTCCTGTACTTATAATAACATTTATAATACCTTCTAAATTAGAGAGGTTTATACACGGATTTGTTAATGGAGTCGTTAACATAAAATAAGGAAGCAAAATGTACGAAGAATTAGTAAAACACTTAGAAGGGCAAATGGCATATCATAGAGCTAACTGCAGAGTTTTTTTAAGAAATCCAGTAGGTATTGGGGAACACCCAGACGTTATGGAGTCAATAAAATCAGAGCTATCTAAACTTGCAGAAGCAGAAGATATGTTAAACGCCTTACAGAAACATTTAAAATAAGACCAATTATTATAGATAACAAAAAATAGTTCTTGACAATTGGTTATAATTTTATTATAATATATTTATAAACAAAAAACGAGCAAATATGAGCGACAGATATTACCAGCAGATGAGAGAAACCACAGGGTGGGCATTTGGTATGCCAGAGTTCATGCGCAACAAACCAAAAAGGAGATATAAAATGGCTTGGACAGACGAATCTAAAGAGCAAGCAGTTGAAATGTATCAGGATGCAGAACCTACGCCTGAGACTTCAATGGAGATAGTAAAAGACATCGCAGAAGAACTTGGTGAAAGCCCAAATGGTGTCAGAATGATATTAACAAAAGCAGGAGTATATGTAAGAAAAACTCCAGCAGCTAAGTCAAGCGGTGGCGGCAGCACAGGTGGAGGCAGAGTTTCAGTTGCAGATGCACAAGACAAACTTACTTCAGTACTTGGTGATGCAGGTCAAGAAGTTGATGCAGCAATAGTATCAAAACTAACTGGTAAAGCAGCAGTGTATTTTACAACAGTTATAGAATCATTAAATAAGTAGTGTAATTTAGTGTGTTGAGGCAGTCTTCCTGATTGCCTCAATTTTTTGCACCTCAAATAAGTAACCAAAAATTTAACAAATCAAAAGAGTTTTTGTTAGTTTAAATTGGAGGAAACATGAAAAAACTAGAATTTGAGAAACGAATAGACGAAGCAGGAGATGCAGTAGTCACATATAGAAGTCAAAATTCACGCAAGTTAAAATACAATGTGTGTACAAGAGACTTTACCACAACTTACATAAAAGGTAAAAAGAATAGAGCTAAAGAGGGACAACATACGTCCTTGTTATTTTGTTGGGACACGGACTCATATAGAATCCTTGTGCCTGAAAATGTAACGAGTATTATACCTCTCAACCGAGTCATTCGCAATGATTGATTTAGAAGCCCCATCTGTTTATGAAAAAGTAATTCAAGAATCATCACATGATCAGCTTCGGCTTGTAGTCAGCACTTTTAGAGGAGTAGAATACTTATCTTTAAGAAAGTACTATCTTGATTTTGATGAGGAATGGAAACCATCTAATCAAGGCATAACCATACCTATAGACATGGAAAATACTAGAAATTTATTTCAAGGTTTAGTTGAGATTCTCTCATTAGCAGAATCCAAAGCAATCATAGAAGAAAATTTCAGAGACTTACTGGACGAAATCTACCTCTAACAAAAATAGTTCTTGACATTTCCTTAAAAATTTAGTATAATATATTTATGATTATAAAAGGACAAATGACATATGACCAACACGGTCGCAAACGTAAGAGCAAATTCACTAAGGCTGTAAGAACTAAACAGCCTGAGTGGAAAACCTTTGCTCCAGACGCTACATTCCGTAGTTCTACGGAACAATACCCTTCGGCTCCTATGAGTCAGTACACAACTCCACAAGATAATACTTACAAACAAAAAGAGAGTAAGAATTATACTGTTTCGATTGCGTACAATAAAGGGGCATACCAAGTAATACCAAAAGAAGAAGTAAAACACATAGGTAAATAATGAGTAAATTAGAGGAATTTTTAAAACAAGCAAAAGCAGATTATTATAGAGGCGACCCAAGTATCTCTGATGAAGTCTATGACAGATTAGAAGAACAGTTAGACATTAAAAATTTATCGGTTGGAACAATGAATGGTGATGAAGGATTTAGATACCCTCATATGTTTCCTATGTACTCCTTGCAAAAGGTTTACAAGGGAGAGAAAGACCCAGACACTTTTCTACCTGGAGTAGTAACCGTTACACCTAAACTAGATGGAGCTGCAGTTAGTATTCAATATATAGATGGACAACTAACAATGGCACTTACCAGAGGTGATGGTAAGAAAGGTTTAGATATTACAGATAAGATTAGACACTTAGTGCCAAATGAAATCTTTAGTAAGAAACCTAAGCAAATTACAGGAGAGATAGTAGCTCCAAAAGAAATACCCAATGCACGTAACTATGCAGCGGGTGCGCTTAACTTGAAAGATATTGAAGAAGTTAAGAGAAGGGATTTAACTTTCGTAAGTTATGGTGTACAACCTGCTATCTGCCCTGACTGGGTAGAAGATATGAGAATGCTACAACATATGGAGTTCAATACAGCAATTGATTCCAACTGGGAGCAATTTCCACAGGATGGAGATGTCTGGAGAATAGTTAGCCACAAAGAGTTTGATGAGTTAGGGTATACTTCTCATCATCCTCGTGGTGCTTTCGCTCTCAAAGAAAAGCAAGAAGGCGTAGTTACAAAACTACTTGATGTTAAATGGCAAGTAGGAAAATCAGGTGCAGTTTCTCCAGTAGCAATACT